CGTCACCGGCCAATGCCCAGACGGCTATATATTTGACGAGGACTTGCAGGCGTGTCGGTTAGACACTGGCGTGGCTGAGCGGGTTGATTATACTGCGCCACAGACATACGGGATGATGGGCTTGCTGGACACGGCACCCAGCGGCTTGCTTGAGTTTGGCCAGCGCTTCAGGTTGCCGCCAGTAGACTTTGCGGCGTCAAACCAAGCGTTCAGACGCGCCAGCGGCACCATAACGCCATACCAAGGGTACACACTGTTATAATAGGGATAATAACGTGAATGAGGGACAAGCTAGAGAAAAGATTGAGCGATCTGCAAAGGCAGAGGCGTTACTACGCAATGAGATTTTGCAGGACGGCTTCGCTCATCTGGAGCAACAGTTTATCGCGGCTTGGCGTGGCTCGGCAGTGGCTGACACAGAAAGCCGCGAGCGCCTATATCAACTTTTGCAAAATCTGGATGCCTTAAAGGGGTATTTTCAAAGCGTTATAGAGGATGGTAAATTAGCGCAGATGCACCTTGATGAAATCAAGAGGCAATCCGATTTTAACAATAGACAGAGGTAATTTTCATGTCCGACAACTCGACAGAGACCGGCGAAATTTCAGTATCAGACGCATTAAGCCTTCTAAGCACCCCACCAGAGGACAATGCTGTGGAAGAGCAACCAGAGGCTCAGATTGAGTCTCAACCGCCAGAGACAGAGGCGCTAGAGGAGTCTGCGGACACGGCTGATGAAGCCCCCGAAGACGACTACGATGACGATGATGTCGATGAAGGCGAAGATGCCTACGAAGAGGATGACGAGGACGAAGAAGAAGAGGAACAGCTATACACCGTCAAGATTGACGGTGAGGAACATGCTGTCACCCTTGAAGAGCTTCAGAATGGTTACTCTCGTCAGCAGGCATTTACAAAGCGCTCTATGGAGCTTGCAGAACAGCGCAAAGCCTTTGAGGCTGAGCAGGCTGAGACGCAGGCACTGAGGGACGCCTACAAACAGCAACTTGATGTGTTGCAAAGTCAAATCCAGCAGACAACTTATCAAGAGCCTGACTGGAGAGCATTGGCCGAGACAATGAGCGAGCGCGAATTGTTCTTGTACAAGACCGAATGGGATCAACAGAAAGAGTATCTCAAGCAGGTTGAGGCGGAACAACAGCGGATCGCGGCAGAGCAGTCCAGAGAGCAACAGGCGAAGATGCAGGAGCATCTGGCCCACCAGCGCGAGGACATGCTCAATCGGATACCAGCTTGGCAGAACGAAGATGTCCGCAATGCCGAAAGGCAGGAGGTCATCAAGTACGCCCAGCGGCGTATCGGGTTTTCAGAGGAGGAGATTGCCAACGCGTCTGACGCGCGGGCCATCGAACTGCTCTACAAGGCGTGGCAATGGGACAACCTTCAGGAGAAGAAACCTGTCGCCAAAAAACGCACCCGAAAAGCCCCGAAAATGGCCAAGGCAGGCAAGCCAACGACCAAGAGGCAGGTTGCATCCAAGCAACGGCAACAATCGTTTGATCGCCTCGCGAAAGAGGGAAGCGTTGATGCCGCAGTTAACTACTTGATGGGCAGATGACCCGAAGGAACTAGAAAATGACAACATTCGCTACTAGCGCCGCCGTAGGTGAGCGCGAACAGCTCGCCGATGTAATTTATCGCATCGATCCTGCTGAAACGCCTTTTTTCTCAAACGTGAAGAAAGAAACATCAAACGGTATCTTTACCGAATGGCAGACACAGGAACTCGCTTCTGCGTCAGCCACCAACTACGTCAATGAAGGCGCGGCAATTTCGACTGCGGCGGCTACACCAACCGTTCGTCTGGGCAACTACCACCAGATCAGCGTCAAGTCATTCGCAACATCTGGCACTCTGGATGCTGTCGATACCGCCGGGCGCGAACGTGAGCATAACTATCAGAAAGTCCTCAAGGCACTTGAGCTTCGCCGGGACATCGAGAAAGCCATCACGGACACCAACGTGGCCCGCTCTGGCTCAGACCCACGCAAGTCTGCGTCTCTGATGACTTGGATGACCAACGGTTCTGTTGGCGCATCTGGCGCGTTTGCAACAGGCGATGGAACAGACACCGTTACGGACGGAACTGACCGGGCGTTGACACTCGCCCTCATTGAGGACGGGATGCAGGATGCGTGGACCGATGGCGGAAACCCATCAATGATGCTGGCTTCTGCCACCAACCGCGCTAACTTCTCTGACCTGTCAGCATCTGGAAACCTCGTTTCTAACGATGTGAACATGACAGCCGCCAAAGAGGTTGCTTACGTTGGTTCGACTTCTGTGTTCCTCACAGACTTCGGAACCGTGGAGGCGACCCCATCACGCTTCATGTCCAACGACAAGATGTTCCTTCTTGACCCTGAGTTTGCATCACTCTGCACACTCAACGGACGGAACTTCCAAGAGAAGGATATGGGTGACACAGGTGACTCACAGGCCACAATGCTCATCACTGAGTGGGCGCTGAAGGTTCTGGCACCAAAGGCACACGCAGGCATCTTCGACCTGTCAGGTTCCTAAGACTATCTGAGGGGGCGGGCGACTGCCCCCTCTCTTCTTTGAGGGAAACAGATGAAGCGCTACCTTTACACCGACCCGCGCACCAAGAAGGAAGTGACGATGGAGCAGGCCAGTGACGGCTCCACCATCATCCACCAGAAACAGCGGTTCGATGACCTCATTAAAATCAACCGGCACATGTCCGGTGACTACTCAAAGGGGCAGATGATCGGCAACACTCAGCGTCACATGCAACATGTGGCTGAAATTCCGAATGTCGTGTATAATCACCTCTTACAGACGCTTGGCCCACCGCGTGAAAATCCAAAGGCGTGGAAGGCTTGGCTGAACGACCATCATAACCGAGACTTTAGGACAGGCGGCGGCACATTATGAGCATCAGCACCTTCAGCGAGCTAAAGACGTCTATCGCCAATTTTCTGGCGCGTGACGACCTGACCACGCAGATTCCTAATTTTATCCAGCTCGCTGAGGCGCGTATTAGCCGCGAGCTTGAGACGCGGGAGCAGGAAAAGCGAGCCACGGCGTCTCTGGAGGTTGGCGATGAGTACATTGCGCTCCCCACAGATTTGCGGGAGGTGCGCGAGGTAAAGCTCAACACCAACCCGATCACGGTTCTGGAGTACCAAAGCCCGCACGGCTTGGACAAAAGCTACAGTAGCACCGGCAATGGCAGGCCAAGAGCCTACAGCGTTGTCGGGCTTGAAATGAAGATGCGCCCCGTGCCTGACACGGCATACACTGCCGAGATTGTATATATTGGCAGTCTGGGCGCACTGTCTGACACAAACACGCCAATCACGTTCACGCGCCACCCAGACCTGTATCTTTACGGCGCACTGACGGAGGCGTACACATATCTGCTCGATGAGGCGCGTGCAACGCAGTATGACGCGAAGTTCTCGCGCATCATCGAAGAGATTAAAATTGACGAGGAGCGGTCTCATTACGGCGTTGGGTCGCTCGCCATTCGGTCCGATTATCAACGCCAACAAGCATCGGCGGAGAGCTAAACTATGTCTGCAATGTCCGACTACCTTGAGAACGAGATTCTCGACCACATCCTTGGGACCGGCTCGTACACTATGCCATCGGCAGTTTACATCGGCCTGTCCACCGGCTCATTTGGTGACGACAACAGCGGCACCGAGCTTAGCGGCTCAGGATACGCCCGCGTAGCCGCAACATTCAACGCGGCGGCTTCAGGAACAGCCGACAACGCCTCAGCAATTCAGTTTGCGGCGGCTACCGGCTCTTGGGGTAGTGTCTCGCACTTCGGGATTTTTGATGCGTCAACAGGCGGCAACCTGCTGATCCACGGCGCATTTACGACTGCAAAGACAATCGCGTCAGGCGACATCCTGAAGATTGATGCGGGTGATCTCGACATCAGCGCCGACTAAGGGGTTGCACCGTGGCAACACTTGAGCAACTAGACAACTGGGGGTCGATGGACAGCATCGACTCCTTTGGCACATTGGAGCAGTTAGATAACCTAAACCTCCAACAGCCAACAGCGTCTGTCTCTTTTGTTGCCGCCGCGACTAGCGCCGTTCTTCGCTTGCGGCCATTCCAAGCCGCTGTAACAGGCGCGGCCTCTGTTGCCGCCTACGCGTCCTTTATTGCACGCTTTGCGGCGTCAGTGTCAGCCGCCGTCACAACGTCAGCGGCTGTCCTGCGTATTCGGCCATTCGATGCAAGCGCGGCAATCGCGTCTACAACGTCAGGCGCGTTTTATCGCATACGCGGCATGTTGTCTGCGGTTAGCGCCGCAGTAACGGCAACCAGCGAAAATGCGGTTACGTTTGTTATGCTTGCCGCACCCGACATGCGGATGACCGTGTCTGGCGTGCCTCACGTTATGGGGGATCGCTGGTCTGTTGTCGGAGGAGAGGGTGAGACGTGGCGCGTTATCAATCCATTCCCCGCAACGCTGGAAGATTTGGACCAGCTTGGCTCTATGGACCAGCTAGATTATTATGGCACCCTTGAGGTGCTTGACGACTTGAGCGAAATTATACCGAACACAACGTGGACAACGGTATCTACCGGCAGTGAGAGGTGGGCAGTAAAATGATCCCTTTTGGAGAATGGATTCCAGATCAGGCTGACCTGCTAAACACTGGCGTTACCGTGGCGACCAATGTGTTGCCTGCGGCTAATGGCTATCACTCTATGAACAGCTTTGTGCCTTATAGCAACGCGGCGACAGGAACCATCAAGGGCGTGTTTGCGGCAAAAGACAATGTGTCCAACACAAAGCTGTTCGCCGGTGACGCCACAAAGCTGTATTTGCATGCATCTGCTGACAACGATCTGGACGACATCAGCAAGGTTGGCGGCTACACGCTGACAGACTTCGAGCGTTGGCGGTTTGTGCAGTTTGGCGATGACATCATTGCCGCTGGTGGCATCGGAGAGACGCCTCAAAAATTTAGCCTCGGCACGTCAAGCATTTTCGCTGACCTCGGCGGCACACCTCCGAAGGCTGACTTTATCGCCGTGGTGCGTGACTTTGTGTGGCTCGCCAACGTGGACACGGGGTCAGGCCGCGTGCCGTATCAATGCTACTGGTCTGGGTTTAACGACCCAACAAGCTGGACCGCTGGCGTCAACCAAAGCGATTTCCAGAACCTGCCGGATTCAGGCGCCATCACCGGCCTCGTTGGCGGCGAATACGCGACAATCCTGACAGAACGCGCCATCTTCCGAGCCACATATACCGGCCCGCCACTGATCTGGCAGTTTGATAAGGTTGTGTCTGAGCGCGGATGTGCGTTTAAGGAATCCGTCTGCAATGTTGGCGGCTTGGTGTTCTTCCTCGCCAATGACGGTTTTTATGCGTTTGATGGCCAGCGTGCCACGCCGATTGGATCAGAGAAGGTCAACGAGTTCTTCTTGCAGGATTTCGACTCCAACTACGATTACCGTATGAGCGCCTCGGTTGACCCAATCAACGAGGTGGCAATGTGGTCATACACGTCCACACAGTCGCCATCAGGTCAGCCGGACAAGATCATCATGTATAATTACGTCCTCAACAAGTGGTCTCTGGCCGAGGTTGAGGCCGACCTTCTTGCGCCGATGTTCTCTTCTGGCTACACGGTTGACGGGCTTGACAACCTCTCGGCCACGGTAGACGGGCTGAGCATCCAGCTAGACAGCCGGTTCTTCAAAGGCGGGCAGTATTTCTTCGGCGGCGCATACGGCAACAAGATTTACGCTTTTACGGGCGCGCCGCTGACGGCGACCATCGAGACGTCAGAGGTGCCGGTGTCTATGGGCAAGAACTCCATCGTCACACGCATTTACCCGTATTACGAGGACGGCACTGTCACGATGGCGGTCGGCACCAGAAACACCCAAGCGAGCCAGCCTGTGTTTACCAGCGCCGCCTCACCAAATGACGCGGGCTTCATACCGTTTCGCTCTCAGGGGCGCTACCACAGGGCGCGGATGACGCTGTCCGGCGGATGGTCTAAGGCGTTGGGCATCGACATAGAGGCGCGGGAGATCGGGCGGAGATGACAATCGAACAACGCACAACCAACTTTCGCAGGCTGAACCCCGTCACCGCCACCACCCGCGAAATCGCCGAGGTGCTTAATCGCACGATTGACGGCGGATTGAACAGTGTCGGGTATGTGACGTTTCCGGCGAACACAACGCAGACAACTGTGAGTGAGCCTAGATATTCGGTGTCGAGCTTGGTGTTTTTTACGGGCGTGGACCACGACCCTTGGCACCACAACCCATATATCGACAGCTCAAGCACCGATGGGACTATGGTAATCAATTATAGCAATCAGGGACATGATGCACCATTCGCCTACCTTATTGTCGGCTAATGACAGAGCCGCGCATGAATGGGATCGCTGTAAGCGTTGGATTTCTGATGCGCTTGAGTATGCCGGCGGCTCGCACACTATGGATGATGTGGCTGAGGCAGTCTGGTCTGGGAAAGCACAATTCTTTCCTTTGGAAAAGTCTGCTATAATCACAGAAATCGTTGACTACCCGCAAAAGGCTATGTGCCGCATCTGGTTAGCGGGCGGTGATCTGGATGAATTGATGGATGCGGAAATATCTATTGCTCATTGGGCAAAAATACACGGATGTGACGGTATGGAGATCGTGGGCCGTAAGGGCTGGTCTCGACAACTCAAAGACTACCGCGAGAGCGCGGTTGTACTGACAAGGAACTTTAGCGATGAGTAAAGGCGGCGGAACAACACGGCAGGTGACGCAGACCCTGACGGACCCAACCACGGCACCGTTCAAGGAGTTTGGCCTATCTGAGGCGAAGAAGCTGTATGAGGCTGGGCCGATGCAATACTACCCCGGCCAAACCGTTGTCGGGTTCTCGCCTGAATCGCAGATGGCTCTGGCGGGCTTGCGCCAGCAGGCGATCCAAGGCTCACCATTTATCGGCGCCGTTCAGGACGTTGTGATGCAGAACCTGATGGGGACCAACCCGCTACAGTCTGCCGCGTTCCGCCCCGCCATTCAGGCGGTAGAGGCGCAGGCCGCTAAGGCGGGGCGCTACGGCTCCGGCTACCAGCAGGCGGCTGTCGCTGAGGCGCTGGCGCCTATGGCATACCAAG